CTGCCGTTTTAAATAGCATCTTGCTGTCTTCAGCAGTTTTCAAAGCCTCTATCTGTTCATTAATACCTATCAGAACTTCGCCATCCAGTTTAATTTTACCCATGTCAAGCAAAGCCTTAACTGCTTTAGTATTAATCGCATTTGAACTCAGTAAAGTGTTGTCGATTGCACTTTCCAGTTTAAATTTAGCAAGTTCAGCCTCAAAATTATCTTTTGCTACCTTGTTATCTCTTTGCAGGTTCTCAATAGTCTGCTTCATTGTTTCCAGATCCCCTGAACTATTCTTTAAATTTTCAAGCTGCACATCCCTGTCCTTCAAATCCTTCTCCAGCTGTTTTTTTGTGTTATTCACTTCATCAAATCTCGTTTTTGGAATAAACCCTTTCAACTGTTCTGCATTTGCTGACAGCACTTTTTCTGCCTGTTCTTCTGACAGACCTAATTTCAACAAATCTTCTTTGTTCATAAACTATTCACTCCTATTCATTTTTTACGTTGTATGCCAACGAGATTATTTTTTCTGATTTGTTCTTTTACGCCTGCAAATTCTAAAAAGGCGATTTTTTTATAAAATTTTTACTGCTAGTCCATAATTAACAGCACATTCATATTCAATTTTACACCCTCTGGCATATTCATAGCCTTGTGCAAAAACTACTATATCTGCATCGCACATTAATTCCAGAGACTTCGCTAAGTATCGCAAGGAACTATTTCTTTTACCCGTTATCGGAAAAACTGAGTCTATAACCTCTATTTCCCCATACTCTTCTTTCAATCGGCTAACTATCTCTTCTCTTTCCTGTTCTATGTTAGCGTGGCTCTTATTTCTCATCGGTTGACTTATAAATATTTTCATTATTCCTCCTAATTTCTTCTAAATACAAATGTCCTTTCATCGTAAGTCTTTCAGGCAACGTATAGTCTTCAACGCCTATATGATCTATTGTTTTAACATAACCTCCTTCACCTAATAATACTGTGTGATATTTAATTTCTTCATAAGTAAAATCCCCCAATGCCTCTTTTCTATTACTAAAATCATCAGTGTAACTCTTCTCAAAAATATACGGATGTCCATCACTCTCAAGATACTCCAATATATTCTGTACCAACTTCATATTCAGTTTCATTTTTTCTCCTTAGACAAAAAAATCACGACTAAATTAATAATCGTGATTAAATATAATTAAACTATTAACAACCCTATCTCTTGGCGAAGTTTTGATATTTCCTCTCTTATTTTTTCTTTTTCGTATTCTTTGAAAAAATCAGCTAAATCTATTTGTTCACCTAACTCTATAGATTTTTTTAATTCTGAGAATATAAAATCGTACGAATCCAGCTCCGTATGTTTCCTTATGTATTCGTCTTTATCTATTTGACCATCTTTTTTTCTTTTCATCAAATCTCTAAGTTCTTCTCTATTTTTTATGTAATTTTTGTAAAATGTTGTATTTTTAATATCCATGAGTGAACCTCCTGTACTTTAATTTTTTTTCTGAAGCCAAATACATCTGCAACACTCTATTTCTTTCTTCATCATCAAGTTTTAAAAGCTCATTAGGTTTCTTAATGTAATCTTCTATCTCTTCCAAATATTTTTCGACGTCATAAATTTCCGAATCCAATTCATGTATGTATTTTTCATCAATTGCTCTCATATACTTAAAATTATTGTTTCTAAATATATCGAAATCTCCGCCACTGAATCCCCATTCATGGAATTCTTTCGGGTGGTTGTGCGTTATGGAAGCGTTCTCAAAAGGAATCGTTTCAATCTTGTGTACTGGCAGTGAATTGCTGTCTCCTTTTATAACATATATTTCTCCACGCTCAGTTACAACCATTGCACTTTCATAGGCATTTTTAAATATTTTCCGCTCATACTTTTCCAAAAGCTCTTCAACATTATTATACCTTGTATCTTTAATATTTCCAAGTAGTCTATACCGCCCTTCAGGAACTTTTATTGTTTTATTTTCCGAGTTTTCAATAGCGTACTTGCTTTTCCACTCTTTATAAGTCATGTCACTTGGAATATAATAAGTTTTCCCATCTTTATCCCTTGCAGCACGTTTCTCTTCCTCATCATCTTCAAAATATGGAGCTGTCGTCGTCCTACAGTTGACGTGAAACGGCGGAGCAGTTGTGCCAATCTCATAATCATTAAACTTGAACACTTTGCCGTCAAGCCCCTGGCAAATCTCGGAAGTCCTGCTGTCAAGAGTTGCAACAATTTCATAACGTTCAATATTCAAATCTTCATAAGTCTTAATTCTAGCTTTAGAAGCATAGGCGGCACTTTCAGTATAGACAAGCCTTGACACGTTGCTTCTGCTTGCATTCATTCTTTTAACAACTTTTTCTATTAATGTATCAAGTTTATCCCCACGAATAAAAGCCTGCGTCATTTCAGTATGCAGAGTATTCAGAAGTTTTTCCTTGTCTTCCCATATCCTGTCTGAAAAATGTTTTCCGTCTGAAGCCCAAGGGTTAGAAATAACAGTATTTACCAATTTATCATTCAATTTATACATATTTGAACCAATGCCCATACCAGTACCTTTTGCAATTTCAAAAAATGTACGATTATATTGATCCTCATATAAGTTGCCTAGATAATTTTTAAAGCCGTTGCCGTTATCATTGTACAACTTTTCTATTTCAGCACGTACCTGAAGCTTCATAGCTTCTAATCTCTCTATATGGTACTTGGCACTTGCATTTTCAAGTTCTTTCGAAAACTTCAGACTATCTTTTCCTGAACCTTTTTTGATATACTCTTCCACAGTCCATTTGAACTCTTCACGTTCCTTCTTGTTAAGCATTTCCTTTGCATTTGCTAGTGATACATCGTTATTTTTAGCAATCCTGTTGTACCAGACTTCAATATCCTGATTTATCCTAGTGATTGCCTTATCGTATTCAGCCTGCTGTTTCTTTATCTCTTTTACAGCCATTTGATTGACTCGGCTTTCTTCCTCAATAAATCTATCTTTCCAATAATCACTCATTTAAATCACCATTGTGGTTATGTTTGTCATCAAAATTAGCGTAATCAGTCTGTCCCTGCATCTGCTGTTCTGATTTTTCTTTCTTAATTCTTGCAAGCTCTTCCTGAACATCAGTTACCCAAGGGTGCTGTGCAACAAGCGTTTCTTCTGAAATTATTCCTACTGAATTTCTAATATCTGAAATAGCCTGACTTTCATTCACAAGTATATCCCTGTTAAGTACAACCTCCACTTTTTCATTGATAAAGTCACCCTGTCCAGTATTCTTCAAATGATTTGCCACAAACCATATCATTTCCTCAAAACTTGCCTGAAATTCAGTTTCAAAGTCGTTTGCCTCCAAGTCTATATCTGAATACATTGAACGTATGTTAAGCTGATTTGGATTATTTCCAAGCGTGTCTGCCTTGCTGTCGAATCCGCCACCATTTTCAATTATAGTTTTCTTCAAAAGTTTCACAATACTTTCGTAATTTCCAGCATTTACTTCAACCTGTAAACTCGATACTTCTCCGTCCTCTCTTACTTTAACAGCTCCAAACGTGGAAAGATTTTTTCTGAACTCGCCCAAGTTTTCGCCGTCATAATTTTTAATGATTAAAATTGTATTCCTGCTGTCTTCCTGCATATTATTCATGAAATCACTTATAAGCATGTTTAAAGCGTCTTGTAACGATTTTACTCTTTTAAGCAAGGGGTGTTCCAGCTCATCCGCTTTGAAGCATATAAGAGGTATTTTCTGCCAGTTGTACGGTTTATTGTCAACGCTTAGGTATGATTTCTTTTCGACCGCTGTAAGTTTTGTATTGTTCATTTTGTAATACTCTACGCCAGTCTTTCTGTAAATCTCAACGTAGTTTTCAGTATTATATGTTCCATTTTTATAAAGCTCTCGACTATAAACTCTTATTGCATAATCTAGTTCTTCGTGTTCATTATCAAGCCATACAGGGATAACCTCAACTGAATTTAGCCTCTTAAATTTTAAATTTCCCATTTCATCCACATACAAAAATAACCACCCAAGTCCATTGTTATAGATGTCGGTGGTTACTCTTTTCAATGTTTTAAGAAAATTCTTATCAAACAGTTCATTCAATTTGTCATCATAGTCCTTGTTCTCGCTTTTGATACTTGGGGTTTTGGAAATTATATAGTTTACTTTCTGCTTGACTAGTTTTTTATATTGGTTGTCAATAATTCTATTATTCGGCAAGTTTTCAACTATTGTCAATTTACCGTCTTCCCCAATTGCCGTTCTCTGCCTTGAAAGGATGTCGTGCCTTCCACGATAATAGTTGTTTCCGTCTTTCATCTCCCTGTATTTCTGGCTTGCAAAATGCCACATTATGATACTTTCAACTTCGCTAAGATTTATATTTTGTTCTCCCATCTTATCTTTTCTCCTAAACAATTTCTTGATAAATTCAAACATTCCTTACTCCTTAATCAAAAGAAAATGTAGGGCCTTTTGAGTAGCTTTCCAAAGCGTATCTCATTGCGTCCATTAAATGGTTAAAATCGTCCACAGGCTTATTGACTGGATTATCAAACTTGTCCTTGTCCCACATATAGTTTGATATTTCAGTTATGAAATTCACACATCTGGGGTGGATAATAATTTTATAATCCTGAATATACTGAACCCCGTTATTAATACTGTCCCTACCTTTTCTTGACTTTCTTATGCCTTTCAATCCCAAATCATAAAGCTCGTCAATCGACTTAGGCTCTTGGCTATCTGCCACAATCTTTTCTTTTCCATAGCCTTTTCTGATAATCTCTTCAGCAATTTGACGGTTTTTCATTGCGTTTTTGTAAATCTCGTCAAATACATAAATTTCCTTGTTCGCTACATCAATCAGCCCACAGAAAAATGCTGATGGGTCATTGGCATATCCAAAGTCTAGTCCAAAAGCTGATTTTACACCTTTACGTTTTGAAATTTCATTGACATCAAATTCTTTTTCTTCCCAGTTCTCGTAAACAAGCCCTTCAACAATTCCCCAGTTTCCAAGTCCAGCAACCTGATACCGTCTGGGATTATTTTTTTTCATATCCTCAAACAGTTTTTTATCACTGTCGTCAAGCCATTCATTGCACATATAGTTAGTTGTCTTTGCCATTATGTTTTCGTCTTCAACATCAAAAAATCTTTTTTTGAGCCAGTGCTTCTCGTTCCAGGGGTTAAACGTGAGTGTAATCTGCTTATACAACGGCTCTTCGATTTTACCCCTGATACTTTCATCAAGCATATTAAAATCCTGCTCCTTATTTATCTCATAGGCTTCCTCAATCCACGCCCAGCATAGATTTCCAGTTTCAACTGTTATTGAAGTAACTTTAAGCGGATCGTCCAGCCCTCTAAATAATATTTTCTGCCCAGTAGGGATATAAATTATCTCCAATGGACTTTCTTTAACCGACCAGTAATCCTGTACCCCTAATGTATTTATAGCCCATTTCAAGTCTGTAAAGCAGCTATCCTTTAACGTCCGATAAACTTTTCTTACCACAAGCAAGTTTGCCCCAGGATACTTCATCATTGAATAAATAAAAAATAACGCCGTTGTCTTGCTCTTTTTACTCCCACGGCTACCTTTACAGACTCTGTATCTTCCTTTGAAATTCCAGAAATCCTTATACCCTTTCCCAACTAACTCAGGAAGTCTTATCTTTTTACTCT